TGTTACGTATGTGACCTAATTCAGCACCCTTTTTGCGTGAATCAAGTAATACTTTATCGGTTATATCAAGTCTACTTATTACACCCACGGTACTGCACTCCGTGTGTTTAATAAAGAGGATATACTCAGTTGTATGTACGCTGCTGTTTTTGGGCTTCTCTGTCTGTATTCCCCTATGTCTGATACAAATAGTTGGTCAGTATACACAAGAGTATGACCCAGTTTTAAAACGTTATTTTGTATTTTCTTTACATCTGCTTTGATTTTACTGACGTTATCCTCGTAAGTCGTGTCGGACCAGAATGAATCGTCCTCTGTGAAATCGTCCTTTTTAATCCGTATACCAACAAAATTAGGATAACTTCTAAAAGAATGATGTCCCGTTCGTGCATCGTTATCTGCGAATAAGTAATATACGGACTCGTTGTTTCGCAAATCTTCCGTATACACCCGTTGTTGATACATTATCATTCTCATCACCTCTACTTAAAAGTCGTCTGCACTAGGATCATCAGGTCCAATCTCAGAAAGCCTTCCTGATATAAGATCGTATAATAGCACACTGGTAGGGCCAGTCAAGCCGCTGAAACGATTCTTTATGACACGGATCGTTGTACTGTGCCGCTCTCGTAAATCAACTGCTTGACCGTCTCGCTCAAGACCGATTACAATATCTGATAGCTGCCCGATGGAACCAGAACCGCGCAACTGATGCAATTTCGTAACACCGCCTTCTTCGTGACCGTAATCTACACGTTTCAAGTGAGATGCTACAAACATACATATATCCAATTCTTGAACAAGAGTGCGCAATTTCGTCATAATCTCATCTAACGCTTTACGTTCGTCCATGTTTGCTTGATCGGATACAAGAATACTAATGTGATCTAGGAAGATATATTTGCATTTTTGTGCTCGTACCATATAGCGGATACGGCTAATGATATTGTTGATTGCATTACTTCCGAAGTGATCGTAGAAGAAAAGGCGATTTTTGCCTAACGTATTATCGAAACCAGTTTGGAGTTCATCGTCTGTATATTCGACATTCGGAAGGTGTATAGGCTTATTCATATCCAGACCTATGATAGCCTGTGCTGTACGACGAACGCTCTCCTCAAGAAACATTAAGCCTACATTCTGATCCGTTTCTGAAATGATATGATACACAATCTCGCGCAGAAAAGAAGATTTACCCAGACCTGAACCGGACGCAACCGTGATTAACTCACCCATACGAATACCGTACGTTAGTTTGTTTAAACCGGTGTACGGATACGTAACGGCGCTTTCTGGTGGACCTACCTTGATTTTCTCCCACATGTCTACGCCAGCTAAGATACCATCAGGAGTGTAACATTCCGCTTCCCACCACAAGCGAATAAATTCTTGTTGTATACCTTCAACTAAATACTCGTTAGCGTCCTTAAGATTTAAATTCATAATCTTCGCTTTCGGAGCCAACAATTCGGCAACTTCGCGTGACGCCTTTCTGCCGTGTTCGTCGTTATCAAAACATATTACGATATTATCAAATTGATTAAGGTAGTCGTAATTTTCTGTAACGTCTCGCACGGCAGATTGCGCCCCCGACTTAATAGATACCACAGGCCATTTACTACCCAATATCTGGTAGCACGATAGCGCGTCTATCTCTCCTTCCGTGATAGTAATATACTTTCCACCGCTAAACAAATTCTGACCAAACATTGTTGAATCAGACATACGGCCTTGAGCTACAAATTTTTTCTCGTTTGTAGAGCGTACCTTATTAGCAATATGATTGCGGTCTACGTCGTAATACGGAAAATACAATGCGTTAACTCCACGCGTAACTCCGTACGTTTTGCACGTACTTCGTGTGATTTTACGGTTAAGAATGTCTGTTTCGTTACCTATCTTGACAGGTGTGATATCCGATTTTCTTATTTGCACTGAACTACTCATTACCTTTCCTCCACTGGTCTGCTTCTGACACGAAAAACAGTACGTGTTACCGTCTGCGTATGTAGCAAGCGCATCGCTGCTTCCACAATCTGGGCACGGCTTATGAACCGACTCATAGTAATTCTTCAACGCGAGGTTCCTTTACAACACGTGTTAAGTAACGATACCCTGTACTGTATTTAAAGGTACGTAGTCCAGCACCGTCGTTTGTGTCACCCCAACACCTGTATTTGTGGTCACACCAATTACAGTCAGTACATAAACGTTCATTACCGTTGTCCTCTACTACTACAGCGTGACACCTTTCAGGTACGTCCTTTGATGCAATAACTTCACGAAGTTCATCAATACGCTTTGATGCGTCAATGGTATCCATTTCTTCAATCGGAAGAAACGCAAGTGTTCCGTGTTGCTTGTCAATAGCAAGAAAACCTCCGCGCTCCATAAGGTCTTCGTTATCTAACGCCTGAATGTATCCTGATATCTGCGCAATATACCCAAACGGATCATTACTAAATAACTCTGCACGAGAAAATTTGCGGAAGCTGAACGAGGACGCACTCTTAACGTCAACAACAACATCATCAATTATGGCGTCAATATGACCCGTAACACCATTCAACATAACTTCCTTCTGCATATCTCGTACGTCGTGTCCCGACACCTTGCACATAAACAGCAGGAACGCCTCTAACATGTGACCGTAAAAGAATTTGATACGCTGTTCAGGACGAAGCTTATACGGGACAGGATGATAAAAATCGTACCATAACCTTCGCTTATCTCTTCCTATATTAGACATACGAAGACCCGGCTTACGTTCCAGACGCTCTTCCGGATTAAGAAACGTAGTCAACTCAGCACGTAGAAATTCAAGGAAGAACTCCATATCATCTTCACATATTTCTGCACCGTCGTCTACGCACTTGTATATGTCATTTACAATATTATCAACTTTCATTGTCATAATATATACGTATCTCCATTTTCATACGTTTGGACGTATGTGTAAATATTAATGTAATGCGGCCCAACCCTCACCGCGCTACCGTACGTGCGACTCCCAATTTGTAACCGCACCCCCTCATCGTTGACCGTGTTACACGCAACGACAAGTTAACAGCTTAGATAGCAACTTCATCGTCAAAATCAACTTCTTCTGCTTCTAAATCCTCCTCATACAATACGTGTTTAAGAATCATCAATTGATTAAGACCTAAGCTAGTTCCGCTTTTTCCCTTAAACGTCCAATCGTACGGACGGCACGACGCTTTAACAGTAGAGCCGTTACCAATGACCCCTCGATCTTCTGTATCCCAAAGTACCTTTGAAGAATCAAACACCTTTGGCGGATACACTCCCTTTGCCGTAACATACATTCCTTTCTGTTCGTCGGTTTTAATAGTAACTCCAAACTCTTCCAACTCAGTTACCATTTCATCCTTAAGATTACAAATATCAATTTGATACTTTCCTGAAAGTGCATTAGGGTGTCCATCAAAAACAGATGCCCACATAGCAGTACCACGTACAATCATAATTATTTAGCTCCTTATTTGGTGTAGTTGTTACACAGCAGTATGCTGCTTTAATATTCTACTCGTTACCTAATGATTGGCATCTAACCACGTTTTACCAACTCCTACTTCACATGTAAGGGGGCATCGTACTTTTAACAGTTCACCCGCCTCACTTATAGACTTATGGCACACCGCTTCAAACTGTTCTACATCGTCTGTATGTACTTCATACACGTACTGGTCATGTATACTACATACAAGGTGCGCATCCAACTTCTCCCTTCTAATATGCGTGTCAATCAATATGGCCCACTTCTTACACACAATAGCTCCAGCACCCTGTAGAAGCGTATTTAGAGCCGCATGTGAGTAACGGATAAATAACCGTCTGCCGTCTAGTCCGTTAATATAACCCAGTGTATCTGCCCTGTCAACCACTTTCTTTTGCAATTTTTTTAAATCGGGCATATTCGCTAAGAACGTCTTTTTTAGTGCACGACCTCGTTTCGCCCCGCCTCCAACAATAGAGCCGATTTTCTCCACACCAGCCCCGTACATGAAAGCGTATATAAACGTCTTTGCTTCATCCCGTGACGATAATCCAGCAGCCTTCATATTCGCCGTGTGTGGGTCACCTGATACAACCTCATCAGTAAATTCGCTATTCTTCATGTAGTGGGCCAACATGCGCAATTCTAAACCGGATGCGTCCGTATCTACAAGAACGTAATCGCTTGGAGATGTAAAGCACATTCGCGATTCTTTGCCGTACTCCTTACGCACCGATACAATGTTAGCCATATTTGGATTAGAGTGGGTCATACGTCCTGTAACAGCGCCCATAGTGCGTACGCGACCGTGTATACGACTATCCAATTCAGATGCGTCTAGCCAACTGTCAATTGTTGAGATGCGTGTCTCTAACGTTTTCCAGTGTACAAGTTTCTTTACTACGTCAGGGGCAGTACTGGGAAGTGTAGCCAAATTAACGTCACTAACTTTAGCTGCACCTTTTGGTGTAAACTCGACAGGTTTCCACCCGTACTCGTTCATACGTTCAACAATCTGCTTAGGTGAGCCTAAGTTAAATTCTTCGTATCGTATAGTAGTATGATCTCCACCTAACTGAGATATGTTGTCAATATGGTTTAAACCTACTTTGGATATACAACCATTCTTTTTTCGTTTAATTATAACATCACGCACACGGCGAACTTTCGGTTTAAAATAGGCGTATATTTGCTTTTCGGTATCATCATTAATTGTACGTATTTTACTCAGCAAGCCCATCGCCATAGGAACGTCAAGAAGAAACCCGTGATTTTGTTGCTTGTTGATTACATGCCGTATGTTGTGCTCTAACAGTATTGATTTTTCGGAAAATCCTGAACCTTCATACGCATTGAGATAACGGTAAACCGCGTGTGTAACCTCTACATCGTTGATACAGTATTTCAGCATCTCATCCGTATATTTGCTAAAATCACTAAACTCCGATTTTTGCGTACCTGCAAGAAGTGCAAGATTTTTTAGTGAATGTCCACCAGTGCGTATCGGATTAAATAGTGTAGACAGGACAAGAGTATCACATACCCTTTTTACACTTATGTTAGAACCCCATAATCGGTTCAGAACAGGAGCGTCAAACGAAAGAAAATTGTGTCCAATGAGTGTGTCGTAATTTCTAATGTAACTGTTGAAGTCCACAGGTACGGTAAAAGTTCGTATTTCATCTGTTTGTACATCCTTTGTTGCTGCTATCCAGATAGTTTGTGCGTCTAGCTTGTCTGTTTCAATATCAACGATTAATTCCATTATTAGTAGTACCTACTATTTTGTTGAGAATTGATTGAGAATCACTTTTAGAATGGCCTAATTCATTCAATTTACCACAAGTTTCCGCGTATGTCAACTCACCCAGTGCGAATTTCTTAATAAGCAATTCTATAGCGTCAATATTATCTGACAGTTTACCCATATTCATACTATTTTACGTATTAGGTATATTTTTTTCAAGATCGTACACATCAGTATCCTTTCGTTTATTCTGTACCGGCTTTTTTATTGGGTTTTCAGAGGCATGTTTGTGTAATTTATCACGTGACGCTTTAAGAATAAGTGCCTCTGCTTCACTTATGCGGATACCTTCACGTGATAAATTTTTGAGCCTACCTATGAGGTACTCAACAACCGTTTTGCGCTTCATACGTGGGACACCATTCTGCGGTGCATTTACAAACTTAATCTCTTCTTCAATGAACTGTTCTAACTTCATTTTGTACTCTCCTTGTATTTTCTGTTGGTTTCTATAATTTCGTCTGCCCTGATTTTGGCGTCCTTATCACCGTATTTCCCTAATCTTTGTTCTACAAAATAGGGGAGTAGTCCAAATAGAGCGCAGTTGTACGCATCCTCCATACGCCCGTACGCATACTCTTTTCCTTTGCTTTCATAACTATCAGTGAATACATTATACCCAACAAATTTTCCTTTGCTTTCATAATTACCGGTGAATACGTTATACCCACAGGTATTGTATGAATAAACACCCTGAGCACCAACTCCTGCTAAAACTAGACCAGAAACGATTGCTAAGGAAATAGTAATCTTTCTCATTTTTTGTTCTCCTGTACATCAATAATAACCCAAAAGAATGGGTTGCAGTATTCCTTTTTATGTATTCGTTTATAATTAGTAACGAGTTCCGGCATGGAACGATACTCCCACGTTATTAACTTACCATCATACTCTCTAACCGCTGTTTCCTTCATAAGTTGTTACGTACCCTCCATTTTTGTATATGTTACATATAATAATTAGTCACAACTAGACCATCTAGAAGCAATACACTTCCAACGTCTTGATTTATCATCCCAACTTACTTTTGTTACGTGTGGATAATACCCACTCCACATTTTTTCATAATTCTTCGACCAGAAACGTAACTCCTTTTCATCTTCCGACACAACTATTAAAGATATGATACCCGAAATATGGTACGGGCTTGCCTGTGTCTGTATCATGTTATGCTTTACCCTTTTTAGTAGTTACTAATAATGATTTGGGTTAGTATCAATAAGCCCTTCGAATGTATCCATTAATTGTGTAAACCTATCATTATACAATACTTGTAAGCCAAGAAGAACATTTCCAATATCATCTGTAGATGCGTCTCTGTCCGTAACCATTTCGTTTAGATGTTTAATATCATCGACGATATGCCAGCACTGAAGTATATCCTGCTCTAAATCAAAACGATTTTTAATTTTAGTATCCATTTATTACCATCCTAACATTAAGCGCGTCTCTTCTGGAACCATTTTGATAGTAAAAGGAGGATCAAAGGTTGTTATAACATTGACTGAATTAACATTCTCTACCTCACACGCCTTGTGTATAGCGTGAACAATCTCATCCGCATACGGGCAGAATGCACTTGTTAGGGTATGAGTAATTTCAACTACACCTTCCTTATCATCCGTATCTATATTATAGATTAAGCCTAAGTCATAAACACTAACACCAGACATTTCTGGATCGTACACTTGTTTTAGATTGTTTATAATGTGTTGCTTATCAATAGGCTTTCCTTTAGAGTGAATCTTTTCTTTGAGTAGTTTTAATTTTTCATGTGGTGTCATAATTCTGGCCCCGCCAGCCAAGCCTCCTCATACTCATCTCCGTTCGACCCAAAGCAATAGCATCTCCATACATCAAATCATTTTTATATACGACGGTGTTTCCGCATACATAAGCCTCCCCAGCTACCTTAGCATTTCCATACACGTTAGCACTTCCGCATACAATAGCACTTCCGTACACAGTAGAGTTTCCGTACACCTTAGCATCTTCTGATATAACAGCATCTCCAAATACGACAGCCCTTCCACACACCATAGAATTTCCAGATATGATAGAATTTTCGTATACTATAGCATCTCCAAATATCATAGCACCTTCAGATACATTAGCACTTCCCGATACCTTAGCATTGTCTATTATTATGGCGTTACCAAACACCTTAGCATCTCCAAATATCATAGCCTTACCATGTACCCTTACATCCTCACCTACCATAGCATTTTCGAAGACCTTGGCATCTTTTCCAATGTATGCACTGTCGTCTACTGCCGCAGTATTAGCTACCCAACCGTATCCATTAATGTGCTTATGGGCTGCAACAAGACCATCACCAAAGTCGAACTCATACGTATCATCTGTGTCTGTTATTGGTCTATCATCTTCGTTTGGTTCATAAAACGTTTCTCGTTGTTGTACGGCCATATCAAATGCTCTCAAACACGCATTTAAATATTGCCCTAAAATATAATCAGGGGTGTTTGAAGTATTCTCTGCGCTATGATCATTGAGTGTTTTAATAATATCCTGTTCTAAAGTATTCATCCTAACAACTCCTTCCAACATACGGGAAATAATTTGTTACACCGTTCACTAATCATGCTGACCACCTTTCCTGTTTCCAACTGTGTATCTGATTTTAAGCGTAATTCACACACACGACTAAATGCGCTTAAATTGCCTGTCCAATACCATTCTGTATAAGTTGACTGAGGTAATACCATTCTCGCCATTTCTGGTGCTATCCCAGAACGTAACATATTCTTGTAACATTGTAAAGCGAATTTATGTGCGGCACTTATATTGTAATGTACAGTCATCTCAGATGAACCTTGTTTCTTATCATCCGCCCGCATTCGCCACATGTTATCTTCCGGAGTAAAAAATGTTGGATCAGTATCTACGTATCGACGACTAATCTCATTCCACACTAAACCTACTTGATGTTTACCTAATTGTCGAGCGACAAACAATGGTGCTTTGATATGTAAAGATATGGATGTATGTGCAAATGGTGTCCAGTGGTCGTGTTGTGCTAAGTATTTAAGTAACTTAGCGTCTTTGCTACACACGTGCGGTATTGTACGTTGATACCCATCAATTTCTATTTGATCGTAACCTAATTCAACAGACCGTTTACCGAAGGATACACGAGCCGCGTTAACTACAGACAGATCAGTACCCATATGATCGATATACTTAATCTGCATTATTTACATCCACCCTTTCGTAAGTCATTTCGAAGATGCCGGGTTTGCATGGATAGATTTCACCTTTCACCCCGCGAATGATGTAGTCACCAGCTTCTGCCCGAATTGTACCTTCCGGCGTGTCAATAAACGCCATTCTTACATGATAAACACCATCCTTGGGGTAAGTCACTACCCCCACATCATCCCATACGTCTTTCCACCAATCCGGCCACTCCTCGCCCAGTACAAAGGCTTCAACTTCTATACCTATTTTTCGAAACTTCATTATTCATCCTTTACATTGACTATTGCCCGCAAACGCTCGATCTCCTTGATAGCTTCCCCGAAAGTTTCGTCGGCGTCAATGTCCTCGACGGTCATTGTTTTTTGGCTGTATACCCTGTCCTCATCTTTCTTAAGCCAGCGATAGTAATTCCGCAATACGCATATAATATCAACGTCTACCTTGTCCATTTTATGTTCTCCAAAAAGTGTCTTTACCCATATGATCAATATACTTAACTTGCATTAGTTACACACCTCCAAAAGATACAACCACCATACGCTTGAAGTTAATATACATACCCACGCTGCAACAATACAACTGATGAAATAGATATGTTTCATTATATCTTCGCCGTCAAGCACTTTGCCACACGACCACGGGCAGCAAATATTTGCTTTCCCTCAGTGACGCTCATCAGTTGGTCCCATTGTATTCTCATCCGTGTCTTCTCCGTTAATTTCGATATACACGTGTATATTTGTTAGACCGTACAGATGCACCCAATCTGTGCGTGACATCGTACCGGCATCATCCTGCATTAAATGTAACCACGCTTTAATTTTTCCCATTGTCATTTAATCCTTTTTTTCCGTTGTTGTATTTGTTGTTTTTCGAGAAAGGTACTTTCTGGATTATCTAAGTCTAGTAGTTCAATGTGAATATCATAATTATCGTCAGCGTAAGGCGATTTTTGCCGTTTTATCCGTTGGTGGTATTTCCGTGTGGCTAAATCACGTGCAACGGGATTGTGTTTCCACATTTTTTTGTCCGTGCTCATATTTGCAACCTAATTTTGTTGGACCTGAATTTTGTTAGCATATCACGTTTTATTTTGAAATGTCAAGAAAAAAAAAGTGTTGACACGCTTTTAAAAAGCGGTATAATGCGACGTAACACGGCGTAGTTAAATAACTCTATATAGAGCGGTGATCGTTGTTTTGTTAGCTTATACTAACTATATAGCTCTATATAGAGCGGTGATCGTTGTTTTGTTAGCTTTTCGTTAGCTTTGACGTTAATTTTGTTAGGAGAAAAATACAATAAAAAGAAAATAACCACCCACGACAAAATAATAATCGCGCTTATCGGCCATTTTCGCGGCTATGAAAAAAAAGCAAATATTTGCTTGACGCCCCATATGGCATGGTGCTACAAAGACGATGGAAAATGCAATTAATGGAGAATAACAATGGCGGTATATACAAATGTGCAGAAGGCGCAAGACGCGGTAGATTTGTTGCTTTCTTTAGAACCTGAACTTGTGGCTAATGTTTTGTTGAAAGAACATAGAACTAATCAACAATCTGTCATGGGTAATTTGTATACGTTGATTGATTATGTATCAGAAGCGTATCATAACAAAGCGTATGATATGCGGAATGAAGATGCGTTAAATATAGCAAATAGTATGAGTGCCGCTAAAATAGAGTTAGGTTATTCAGAACGGACTCGCCTACCATACGTATAGATACTATGGAGAAAGATACAATGTCACAAGACTGGCAAGTGCCAACGAGAGAAGTAAAGATTCAAACCTTTGATATAGGTCACCCTAATTGGGATTATCAATGCATGGTTCCACCTGTACATACTACCATGTGGAATACGTTAAACTGGATTGATTGGATAGATACCAATGGTAGGTGGTTTAAAAGAAAGGTGAATACATAATGACTTTAAAATGGCACGGTAACATTTTGTCATACAATAACAATAAAACGGTGAAAGGAGAAAAGAACGGATTCGCAACATACATATTCTACGGCGCACCTAATACAGTAAGTGGTTATAATACGTGTGCTAGTAGTTCAAAAGGGTGTCGGGCCAACTGTATATTTTACTCAGGCAGGGGCGCTATAAAAAGTGTACAAGATGCGCGTATTCGTAGGACTAAACAGTACTTTGAGGAAAGGCCGGATTTTCTGGCACAAGTAAACAAGGATATAATGTCTGCTATAAAGCATAGTGAACGTAATAATATGATACCTACATTTCGCCTTGACGGTACAACTGACATAGGTTTAGCACGACATTTTGTTAGACTGTATCCTACTGTTCAATTCTACGATTACACTAAAGTTGTTAAACGAGTCAAATTGGCGGAAAAGTACGACAATTGGCATATTACATACTCGCTTTCGGAAAATACAACTAAAGGTACTATGAAGATTTTGTTAGCTGGAACCACAAATATTGCTATTCCCTTTAAGGTTGTACCTAATATTGGGGAGCGTCTTTTGTGGGGCCGGAAATTGGTTGATGGGTACAGTAATGACCTAAGATTTTTGGATGGCGTCAATCGTATTGTATGTTTAAAGGCGGGAGGCAGAGGGCGGGAAAGCAATAGCGAATTTATCGTTCGTGACGTTAATTCTTTGGTTGACAGGTATGCCGACGTAGCGTAAAATTTGGGATATTACGCAATGATGCGTGATACGACATGGAGGGCGAATGGTCCTGAATCACTCTCTTACGCATAAGAAGTGTAGGCGATGCGTAGCCGAAGCAAGGTTCGAATCCTTGGCCCTCCATCCTAACTACAACATATGAAGGAATACACAAGATGCATGCAGTAGAAACAATGGCCTTTGTCGGGGATGTACCTTGGCACGGTTTAGGGACGCAAGTAGATGATCACGCCGCACGTGATGTCGGTTCGTTTATGATTGCAGCCGGTCTAGATTGGGAAGTGGAAAAGGTACAGCTTCAATACGGCAAGACCATAGACGGGCTAATGTGGTCTGGTCATGGTGAAATTGTGCCGGATGAGTATCACCTAATCCGTACTGATAATTCTTCGCAGTTGAGTACAACGACAGTATCAGATGATAATTATACCATAAGGCAAAATTCCGATATGTTTTCTGTATTCGAGCCGTTTTTAGAAGACGGGACCATGCTACTTAATACGGGAGGGTCGCTTTTTAACGGACAGCGTGTCTGGGCATTGGCGCAATTGCAGGACGGTTTTACATTGCCCGGTGACGATGATGTGAATAACTTCATGTTGTATACTGTCAGTCATTCAGGAAAGGACGCTAATACCGCTTTTTATACGCCTGTGCGTGTCGTGTGCAACAATACACTAAGGCAAGCAACTG